TTGATAAGGCTTCATTCTGTCCATTAAAGACTTAGCCTTAGAGGAGTTTATGTTATAAGCAACTCCTACATAACCTGGTTCACATTTAGAAGGATTGGCCATGGTCCTAAATTGCAAAGGACGAGGCTGCATTTTTACAAAGATCCCTTCTCCAATTCTGGTCCCTTCCCACCATTCATTGATCCACATCCATTTTATTTTTTCTCCAGCCTCTTTATTTATTTTATAGTCTTCTGGAACTAAAGTTTCCTGGGGCATCCCTTCCTCATCAAAGAAAGAAAGCTTTCCTACTTTCTTAAATGATTTCCATACCACTCTTATTACTCTTATGTTTCCTTCAAAGTCCCAGAACTCTCCAAAAGTTCTCAATGAAGCCATATTATCAGTGTCAATTATTCCATCTATTAATATAGAAGGTTCTGTCTGACCTATTTTTATAAAGCTGTTCTCACTTTCATTAGCACTGGTCCCTTGAGCTATTTTTCTCATATCTTCAGGAGTAAGATAGTCATGAAATAGATCTACTACTTTTCCAGGAGAGTAATATCCGTCTTCTACAATAATATCAGAGTCTTCAATAAAAGGACTTTCTCCAGACCTTATAGTATGTATATTAAGAGGATTACATTTTCTAAGAACAGGTTCTCCGGCTTCAATATCTGCGCAGTATATTTCTTCACCTGCTATTAAAGCATCTTCAAACCCTCTAGCAAATTCTTCTTTTAAGTGATTTACTTTATATAGATATTCTAAGATTTGAGAAGCAGTTCTTTCTCTTAAATCCTGGTATTCATATAAATGAAACTTTTCTAATTCTTTTAGTTCTTTTTCTACTTCTTGCTTGTCAAAAGAAGTGGCAGTTATTTTTTGAGTCATAAGTTCAAATAACTGTTTTTTCTTTTCATCTTCTTTTTCAGAAATAGCGTCATCATTAATGACTCTTACTTTCCAATCAAACTTTCTTTTTCTTTCTTCTCCTACCAGTAAGTCTATCTTTGGATTAGCAATAGGATAGTTTTGCATTTTGGCGGGGAATGTAGCATCTTTAATTCCCATGGGATTACAAACTGTCTCTAAATCTGCAATATCTAGAACATCATTAGCAAGATTATAATTAATAAGTTTGTTTCTATAGGATTCTCTTATACCACTGTATCTAAAGATAGCTAAATCTTCTGCAGCCTTAATACAGTCTTCTGCCCATTTTTTAGTCTTCTTAGACTTTGATAATTTTTGGGAAGGAAATTGGAGTGAGGATTTATCAGGCATTTTTTTAGGTTTTAGTAAAACTTACAATAATAAACTAATTTTTTTGCAATTTCTAATTATAATTATTTTCTATATAGCTATTTTCCATATAGAAACTCTTCTTTGATTTAAAGCTCCTATCCCAGAAATCATCTGTTGCCAAAGTCTCTTCTTTTGTCTCCATAGTTATCTCTAATCTTTCTCTATCTGCTCTAAGTATCATAAGCATCCCCATGGCAGAAACCCTGTCAGTATTAATGTCTGGGTTCCAAGCAATGGCTTCTTTTATATAACCTATGGATCTTATTTTATGGAGATTAAGTAGCTCAGGGCCTTCGTCTTCTTCTTGCTCATAAGCTTCTTGCATCATCCATTGAGCCTGAAGTCTCCTTCCCCAGGCATTTATTTTTACAGAGGAGTTGACCCCTTTGGATTTATTTCCTATTCTGGAAATAGTCCCCATGTCCATGTCTCTTACAATCTCAGGAGTATCTGAAAGTAAGCTAAGACAGTTCTTGTTTCTAAAATAAGCATAAAGCCCCTTCTTGTCATTTTCATATAACGCTTGCGCATTGTAAAAGACCAAGGCCCTCCTAGTAAGTTCATAGCAATCTGTTGCATCAAAAGTTCTTCCTGTGTATTCTGCCACTATTCTATCAGTCAAAGTATTGAGAATAAATAATGAGTATAGCGAATTAGTAGTGCTGTCATCATCATCTATAGGGTCAATACCTGCAATGTAAAGTCCTGTAGGAGTATTCCCTGTAGAATCTTTATAAGGCATTTCAAATATTTCAAGAGCTCCTTCTTTATTATTAATATCTTTTGCTGGATAATCTCTTATTGCTCTTTTGCTATCATCCATTCTCCACTCTACCTCTCCGTCACCAGAAATTGCTAATCTTCCTACCCAGTGAGGTCCTGTGAATTTGTTTACCTTCGGCATAATTTCTGCCAAATAGTCTTTAAGGTCCCCAATAGGGAAAAGGCTTCCTTCTCTTCGCATGATGGCTTCTTGCGGAGTAATAGGTCTCTCTGCTTTTTCCTGTACAAGAGTGTTTGGGTCAGAAGCCCCTTTCTTAATCTTTGTTCTGTTCTCAAGGATTTGGACCAGAGCTTTAATAACGTCTGAATTTCCATCTCTGTCATAGCATCCTGTTCTGTTAAGGTATTCTGGAAAGAAGAATGCTGAGGTTGTTTTTCCATTAGTATTTCTATCAAAAATGTTAGGCAAATGTTTTACATTGTATCCACTAGGAGAGTAGAATAACTCTTCAGCTCCTGTGAAGTCTGCTCCTTCAGTACCACCAGTACCATATGCAATCATAGTTCCAAAAGCAAAATCACCGTCCTCCACTGAAGGTCTTGCAATTTGCCATGCAGTTAGGAAACCTGGAAATTTACCCATCTCCTCCCAGATTAGGTAAGCTCCCCTTTTACCCCGAGCTTTCTGGGGGTCATTCTTTAGAGTAACCCCCATAACCTCGTTTTTTATGCCTCTCTCCCTATCGCTTTTGGGATCTTTATATCCCATTTTCCAATGCATTTCATTCCAGGAATCCTTTAACTGTCTTACTTTTGGCCATGGTGTGTGTTTAGAACAGTGGTCTGCAATATCTATATATTTATTAAGTACCCCATCTTTAGTTAAGTATTCTCTCTCATTTGCTATTGCAAAAGATTTCACACCTATATTAGAAGTACTATTAGATCCTACTATAAAATGTTTAGCTAATCCTGATCCTCCTTTAAATGAAAATCCTTTACCCCTGGATTTCAACACTCCTCCATGCTTCCCATCTTCCCTTGCCTGCTCAACATAGTGGTAATAAAAGTAGTCTCCATCGTATACTTTTGGAAAGTCAATTATTCTATCTGCTTTTTTGCTCCCTTCTTTAGTCCTAGTTAAGAAGATGGGGGAATAATTCAGGTAGAAATAATAATCTCCTGGGATCCATTCCCCATCTTCTCTAACTCTCCCCTCTCTACATCTCCTTGCCTCTTCCTTCCAAAACTTATAATACTCAGACTGTGGGTGAGAATTTGGATACAAATTAGTGTACTTACCATTTTCTTGATAGTGAATGGCAGCTTGTCTAAAGTAATCCATGTCTTCTAAGATATGAGGATTTAGAATACTAGGAATTATTTTTCCTTCTTCATCTTCCGGCATATCTACAGCATAAGGTCTATTCTCAGCTATCAATAATCTAATGAACTCTATAGACTCTATTGAGTCTACAAGATCCATTTTAACATCTCTGTCTAAGTCCTCCCAATTTTTAGGACTTATAACTGTCTGTTTTTTATTATAAATAGGTCCCATTAAATTATTCCATCTTCAAAGATTGCTTTTTCATGCCCTCCTCGCATACTTTCTTTTTCCTGCAGTTCTTTCTTTACCTGTTCCTCTAGTTTCTGCAGAGATTCAGTGATCCTACTAAGATTGCCTAGAGTATCTGCAATTTTCTTAATATCGTGTTTAGGTCTTCCATTAACTTCTTCATTCAAATCAATGCCTCTCAAAAACCTACTGATCTTGTCTACTGCATTTCTTGCATCTCCCAGCAATATAGTGGATACTGTTTCTTGCCTGCTTCTATAAAAATCCACGGCTTCATTAAATATCTCATCAGGTTCCCATTCAGGATCCATACCTGTTACTACGGATTTTATTACATCAAGTTTCTCTTGGAGGTTATAAATCTCACTAAAATCTGATTTATAATCTGCAAAGAAGTATACAGCAGCCATTTCTGCTACTGCCACAGGCTTTCCTTTTTTCTTATCTCTTTTCCAAAGTTTGGCAAAAGGTCTAAGAGCTAAAGCTTGCGGGGAAAATGTAACTTGCCCTTCTTTTATTTCAAACAGATCCATTGGTACTAAAGTTTCTTGCTATTTTCCTTTTTACAAAAACCACATATACATCTCCCATCTGCCACTTATTAGACATGATCTCTTTTTCATTCCTTAGTCCTTCATAAGAAGCAAAAGCTTTTAGATCATTCTCTACTTGTTTAAAGTCATTGGGGTGCAGCTCTACTTTAACAGGCTTTTCTTTATTAAGAACATATTCTGTTTTTCCTTTCGTTGCTTCCAGGATATCTATTTCCAGAGTTTCTAAGCCCTGGTAATTATCTACTTCTATTATCATTTTAAGCTATGTTTTTGATTAAACACTTTAATTTTCTTTTCTGTTTTGTTGGTCTTCAGCCCCGGCACTGTATCCTGATCATTTCTACCCAGTACTGGTTTCTTTTCAAATGTGGCATCTACTTGATGTTCTTTTATAATCCCATAAGCAGTTCCATTTAAAACTAAAAGTCTTCCCGCTCCATTAAGTAATACCCAGTCCCCCTTTTTGACTGATTTACAGTCAGGACCTACAGCTAATGCTTTGGTAATTCCATTATTCTGAGCTTCTATTTGTGCCTTTAATTCTTCAGGTAAATGAAGTGCTCCGTCTTTTGCCTCTTTCCATTCAATTAATACATTGCTAGATGTTAGATTTATATTATCCATTTCTCTTTTTTTTGTTTTTGTTTTTGTTTTTATTTTTCTTTTTTGATGGTTCCTCAACCATCTTAGTATAGGTAACTATGACAGTATCCCAAATAGTATCGGTCATATACTTTTTCTTATGGACCAAATCTATTACAACACTATCCTTTCTTACTAGCCTCTTAGTTCTATATGCGTCCAGTTCTCTTTTATACTCTTCGCATTGTCTTTTCTGCAGGGCTAATTGAACTCCAATACTTCTCAGACTGTTTTGAGATATATTTTTAGAGTTACTAATTGTACTTATCAAAGAGTCAATATGATCTTGTTTATAACTCTCTTTGGTTAATACATATTCGATCACTTCATCAGCTAAACTTAAAATGCTGTCCTTAGAAGGATACTTTTCTACATGAATATGTTCTTCTTGTTTATCTTTTATAGAAAAACAAGTTACTCCTAAGCATAATAGTACGAAAATTAAAACTCCTATTATTTTTTTCATTGGTTTTTAAGTTTTTCGATTAGTTCCAGGTACTTATCCTGCAGATCTGCATAATCTTCCTTAACTTGATTCACCTCTATTCTTAATTCTTTTATTTGGTCTGTCAAAACATCTCTTGCATCCATATAAAGATACCCTACTGCTAACAATGCAAATAGGGCAACTAATCCTACGGGATTCTTTAAAAATTCTGAGAATGAGGGTAGTACCTTATCAACGCCTTTCATAATTTGAGTTTTTTTATTGGATATGATTTATTAAACTCCATTCCCTCTGGTACTGACATTTCAACCTTTTTCCGATAAAACTCTATCTTCTTCTTTC